CTACCCCGGCCACGTTGCGGAGGACACCGGCCGCGTCCCCGCGCAGGAGACAAAACCCAACGGCAGCGCAGCGGCCGGGCGCTGCCCCGGCGCTGTCCCCGGAAGCGGACAGCAGAGAAAAAAGGAGACATGAGTATGGAAAACATCCACATGGACCTGCGCCTGTTTGACGCAAACACGCAGGTGACTACCCAGCAGAGCCTGACCGAAGAAATGAAGACGTTCTACTCGGACTACCTCATCGACGCGGCCGAGCCCGAGCTCGTGCACGACCAGTTCGCGCAGAAGCACCCCATCCCCGCAAACGGCGGCAAGACGATCCAGTTCCGCCGCTTCGCCCCGCTCGGCAAGGCGCTGACCGCCCTGACCGAGGGCGTGACCCCCGACGGCCAGAGCCTGAGCATGACCACCGTCGAGGCGGCCGTGCGCCAGTACGGCGGCTACATCCAGATGAGCGACCTGCTGCTGCTGACCGCCATCGACAACAACCTCACCATGGCCACGAAGCTGCTCGGCGCGCAGGCCGGCCGCACGCTCGACACGATCACCCGCGAGGTGCTCGTCGGCGGCGACAACGTGCAGTATGCCGACGAGTCCGTGTCCGCGCGCTACCTGCTGCAGGGCGGCAACGCCAGCGCCGCCGACAACAACTACCTGACCGTCGACTGCATCCGCCGCGCCGTGCGCGCGCTCAAAAACGCCAACTGCCGCCGCATCGACGGCGCGTTCCCGGTCATCATCCACCCCGACGTGGCCTATGACCTCATGAACGACCCGAAGTGGCTCGCCCCCCACCAGTACGTCGACACCGAGCACATGTACGAGGGCGAGATCGGCAAGATCGAGGGCTGCCGCTTCGTCGAGAGCACGGAGGCAAAGATCTTCCACGCGGCCGATCTTGCCGGCGACAGCCGCACCCTGCTCACGGCCGGCGCGGTGAGCGGCAAGACCACCTTCCCGTTCGACGGCGGCACGGTCCAGGCCGGCGCACTCGTCGGCCGCCAGGTGCTCATCGGCAATGCGTGCGTGACCGTCACGGCCAACACCGCAAGCTCCATGACCGTCGACGCCGCCGTCACGGCCGAGGACAACGCCATCATCTACCCCGGCGAGGCCGGCGCGCAGGGCCGCGACGTGTACGTCACGCTCGTGCTCGGCGCCGACGGCTACGGCACGACCGAGATCACCGGCGGCGGTCTGGAGCACATCGTCAAGCAGCTCGGCTCTGCCGGCACGGGCGACCCGCTCAACCAGCGCGCAAGCGTCGGCTGGAAGGCCACGAAGGTCGCCGTGCGTCTCGACGACAGCGCTATCCGCCGCATCGAGACCTGCAGCACCTACACCGAGTAAAGAAATCCACCCCATGCCTCCCGCCCGCGCGGCGGGAGGCGCACCTACAACAAGGAGGAAACAACTATGGCAACCAGAAAAAAGACCGACCGCGCCGCCGCTGAGGCCTGGCTGAGCGAACCCGTGACCGTGCGTCTGTTCCGCGACAACGGCAGCTACAAGGAGGACAAGGTCGTGACCGTCAACGGCGAGACCGTGCGCATCCCGCGCGGCGAGGACGTGATCATCCCGCGCCGCTTCGCGCTCGTGCTCGCCCAGGGTGAGGCGCAGGACGCGCGCACCGGCGCGCTCATCGAGCGCGAGACCGCCCGCTTTGCCGCCGAGAGCGGCGCGCTGGGGCTCTGACCATGGCGACGCTTCAGCAGGCGCTCACGCGCATCGACACGATCTGCCCCAACGCATGGGACGACGCGGCAAAGCTGCTGTGGCTCAACGAATGCGAGAGCATGATCCAGACGCGCATCCTCGGCACTGCGCCCGAGGCGTGCATCACCTATGACGCGGACACCGCGCGCAGCACCGTGCTGCTTGTGCCCGCGCCGTTCGACCGGCTGTACGTGTACTACGTCATCGCCATGTGCGACTACGCCGCGCACGAGACGGCGCACTACGCCGACAGCATGATGCTCTTTAACGCGGCGCTCGACGAGTACGCCAAGTGGTATCAGCGCACGAACGGTACCGCGGCCGTGACCCCCGGCGCGGCGGCGCAGATCGCCGCAAACACCGCCGCCCGGCACATGCACGAAAACAAGGGCGTGCTCGACGGCATCACGGCCGCGCGGGCCGCCGCGTGGGACGCGAAGGTCTCCCCCGCCGCGCTCGGCCCGGCCGTGAACACGGCGCTGCAGGCGGCAAAGGACTCCGGTGCGTTCCGCGGGGACAAGGGCGACCCCGGCGCAAAGGGTGACCCCGGCACGCCCGGCAAGACCCCTGTCAGAGGCACGGACTATTGGACGGCAGCTGATAAGCAGGAGATTGTCAACAGCGTCATAGCCGCCCTGCCTGATGGCACGGAGGTGAGCTACTGAGATGAAAAAGCTCTACGAAGAAACCGCCGTACAGGACATTGCAGCAGCTATCCGCGAGAAAAATGGCACTGCAACGAAATACAAAGTCGCGGAGATGGGCGATGCTGTGAGGCGCTGCTTGAACACCGGAGTGGAAACCGAAGTGTACACATTTGACCAGTGCCGCGCAGAGGTAGACAGGTATCTGAAAAACGTCACTTACAACCCCTCGGACTACGCTGTCTCGCAGATACCCGAATATGTGACGACAGTGAGCGCAAACCGACCTGTTGGCGTAGACATTGTGATGAAGTCCGCCGGAACGCTGACAATCGTGGACGGGTACACAGGTAACAGTGTTTCGCAGCCGGTCAGCGCAGGAGCAATCACAATCTATAACTGCACACCGGGCTCGATATCAACTTTTGCGCTGCTTGTTGACGGAAAAGTTATCCAGCAGGGCGTCATTAAACCGACCGGAGCGTGCCGCATGATTCATTTGCTGAACGTGGGCAACGTGCGCGATCTTGGAGGCTGGGATTGCGATGGTGGCATGGTAAAGTACGGGCTGCTCTTCAGGGGCGGCGAGATGTATGGATATCTGACCGATGACGGCAGACAACAGGCGATTGATATGCTCGGAATCCTCAAGGAAATTGACCTGCGTTTTGCGTCTGAACTGAACGGCAGGACAGAAAGTGGCTTTGGACCGACCGTAGATATGCTGTGGGTTGATATGACATGGAACGACCTTTCGTATCAGAAGTCAAGCGGGAATATCAAGGCGATCTTCGACCCGCTCTTCGATTATGTCATCGCAAACAAGCCGACATACTTCCACTGCTCTGCGGGCGCAGATCGAACGGGCGTGGTCGCTCTGCTGTGCGAAGCGATACTTGGGGTATCACAATCCGACTGTGATAAGGATTACGAACTTTCGAGTTTTAATTCTGGCGTCAGCACAGATGCGGAAGCCCGTCGCAGGAACGAAACGCCGTGGACGCGCGAGATTAACTACTTGAATGCCTATCCTGGTGCGACCTTCCGCGATAAGGTGGTTAATTTTATGGTGTCGTGCGGCATTACAATCGAAAAAATCAACGCTTTTCGAGCAGCTATGATCGACGGGACGCCGGAGACAGTGACGGCAGATATCGCAACGTACAGCATCACAAAAACACTCACTGATGTCACAGTCAGCAACGGAGCGGCATCTGTGCAGCAGTACCAGCCGTTCGTAGCAAGCATCACTCCCACGAACGGCAAATTGATTGAATCCATCAAAGTGACGATGGGCGGGAAGGACGTGACTGCTGCTGTATTGCGTGGCAGCACGGACGTGCTGAGGCGAGCTGTACGGGTCGCTTTGACAAAATGCACAAGTAGCAACCCACGCGCGTATGTCATCGACGGGCAGTCTTATTGTACTGCGATAACTGCCGACACGGGGTGCGAAGTCAGTAATGTAAAAATCATGATGGGAGGTGAGGACGTGTCCACATTTTACAAAGATGGGGTCATAGCTATTCCAGAGGTGATCGGCGATATTGTTATCACGGCAACCGCTGTAGCCCAAGCCCCAGCATATACAAACCTGCTTGATGCCGCGATTGACATGGATGGAAACGTCATCGGGCATACGCCTATGTATAAAAATATGCGATACAATAGCAGCAGCGGTGCACCTGTTGCACACTCAGGGACGAATATCACGGGCTTGCTCCCGGTCAAAAAGGGTGATGTCGTGCGTATTCGATGGAAAGGGAACACTGATATATCATATCAATCTATCAAGTTTTTCAAGTCTGACCGAACCCAAGTCAAAGTCGGATATACATCTTTGGCCAATATCGAAAAAGGCCAAGCAGGGCCTGTTATAAACTTTAATGCTGCCAATGGTGATATATGCTCTAAGTAACTTCTTAATCATGATTTTGTCATGGTTAGTGAAGCAATCACTTAGAGTATTTTTGTTTCAGGAGGTACAGCCATGAGAAACGAAAAAATCACCCCACTGTACGAGCGCCTGAGCCGGGACGATGAGCTACAGGGCGAGAGCAACTCCATATCCAACCAAGAGTTAATATGTAAAGGGTGGTTTCTCCCACCTAATACATATGACTGCGGCTCATTTGTGGTGAATGGAACAGCAGTTGTAGGAAAGGAGAAGAAAAGTCCGTATAACCGCTGGAAATCAACACAAAAAGGAGCTAATTTTTATGAAATCTCTATTTGAGGAAATGGGCGGCACTTACCGTCAGGAGGGCGATTATCTCATTCCAAACCTTGCGCTGCCAGAGGAACCGGAATACCAGATTGGCAAGTATGGACATATGCGCCGCAGCTATCTGAAAGAACATCGCCCTATTTTCTACACAAACCTGCTCACAAACGGAACGCTGCATCGGCACCTTGCCGAGATCGACCAAGCCTGCAACGAGCGCATGGAAATCATCGTTTCTGCAATGGTGAAGCAAGAAGGCGTGACCGAAGCACTCAAAGCTGCCGATCAAATGGAATGGGTACGCCGCATGAACAGCATCCGCAGCCGCGCGGAGGAAATCGTTTTGACCGAGCTTGTATATGAATGACAAATGCCCGTTATCGGTTGCGTGGCCGATAACGGGCATTTTTACACTTTAGTTCTTTTGTTCCGTGCTGGCTACCAGACGGTCAAAGTCGCTCTGATACAGATGATCCTGAATGACGCGGTACTGCTCAAACTCGCTTTCGGCAAAGGCTTTTGCAATGGCAGCGGTGACTTTTCCCTTATTTTGCAGAATCTCTGCATCATTGAATTGCAGAAAAGCGTCCAGCTTGGAGGCCCAATCTGCCATGGTCATGGGAATATGCCGTCTGGCCTGCCGGGTAGCATAGTCCAGATACATGGTGACGATTTCGTTCAGTTCCTGCATTTCATCCATGGATAAGTAATTTTTTGCAACGGACACATCTGCCTTGACAATCTTGCCGTCAGGAGCATTCTTCCATGAGGTCAGCCCCATGTGTTCCTTGGTGTGATCGGCTCGTGCCATAATGACCTCTGCCGCTGTGCCGCCATGGACGGCATAGTGCATCTTATTCTGAACTGTGGCAAAGAAATCCTTTGTGGTCTGGCTATCGAGAGAGTAGTCCACAGCAGTGGCGTAAATATCCGTAATTTTCTGATAGAAGCGCCGTTCGCTGGCCCGAATCTCCTGAATCTCGGAAATCAGGTGATCGAAGTAGTCCTCATCAAAAATCTGCCCATTGATGAGCCTGCTCTTGTCCAGCACATACCCCTGCTTGGTGAAGGTGTCCAGCACCTTGGTTGCCCACTGGCGGAACTGCGTGGCTCTGCCGGAATTGATCCGATAGCCTACGGCTATGATGGCGGACAGAGAGTAGAACTTATAGTGATAGGTTTTTCCGTTATCCGCAACTTGTGCAAAATTTGCACAAGTTGCATCTTCGGACAATTCACCGCTTTCATATACATTTTTCAGATGCTTTGTCACAACGCTCCGGTCTACATCAAAAAGCCGTGCAATGGCCTTTTGGGTCAGCCAAACGTCGTGATCCTGTACCCGTACCTCAATGCCATCCTCATGGGCATCTTTCGTGAACACAAGGAAATCCACTGTGCTGTTGCGGATTTGCAGTTTATCCTTCTTGGCGTCTGCCATGTCGTTTCACCTCAATCTTCTTCGCTGGTTTTCTTCCCACGGCTCTTATAGACATTATACTGATTCTTGCAGCGGGGACTGCAAAAAGCGGAATTGGAGCGGCTGCTCAGGAACACCTTCTGGCAGTGCTTGCACAGCCGCAGGGGCTTCTCTCCGTCCACCAGCAGGAAGCTGAACATCATCTGGATGCCCAGCAGCAGCGAATGGAAGTCCCAATAGATGGTCGGTTTGTCCAGCAGCTCAATATGATAGCTGGGCGCAATGCCGCCGAAAGCAGCCATGCCTTTGCGATACAGATTCCGGGTATCCTCATCGATCAGGTCATAATCGTTGTAGTACAGAATAGATGTGGTCAGCGTAAAGGCCCAGTCCTTGAACTGCTGCGCCACCCAGTCATAGGCTTCAGCATACTCTCGCTGGAAGCTCATGGTTTTCGCCATGGGTTCACTCGCAAAGGTCATGGTCAGCGCCACCATCATGTTGTCGCCGGACACGCTCCATCTGGACTCAATGCCCTTCTTGACCAGATCCAGCTGGTCAAAGGGATAGAATAGCGCCAGATAGTCCTCGGTTTCCATGGATTCTGCCTTGATGAAGTGGTTTTTCGGCAGATAGACCGCCTCATAATCCATGAAGGACGGCGTGGTGGGCAGCGCTGTCATCAGGCCCAGCAGACCGTAATGGGTTACAAATTCCAGAATGGCCTTCTGCACCTCGTCCTCCGGGCTGCGGTTCATCATCAGCATTCCCACATTCAGCGCATCCAGCACGATTCCCGGCGCTTCCTTCAAGGGATTATATATGTCGGGCTTGGCATTCTTCCCCGGCGTGATATACCGCTTGCCGTCTGCGGCTGTTTTCAGTTCATAGCGGTCATACCGTACCCAATGGGAACGGGACTGCTCAAAGAGATTCTTCATGGCGCTGTTCCTCTCAACTCGTAATCCAACTATATATTAACCGTATTACTATTGTATCAACCGTCCTTGTCATCGTCAAGGGCGGCTTTCTTTTTTCTCGGTTTGGTTTTGTTTTCCCGGCGGATCACGGCATCTTTGCCCATGGTTTGCAGCAGTGCTTCATATTCCTCTACGAACTCGCGCTCCCGCAGAGTAATGCTGTAGTCCCTTTCCAGCTTTTCACTCAGATGCTCATACATCCGCCTTTGCAGCTTTTTCTGAATGGTCATACGCAACTTTCGGATATTCCGGTCGGACTGCCCACGGATGGCAGCAAGCCTTGTGGTGCTGTATTGCTTGACGAACAGGTAATACAGTACCTCCTTCTGTTCATCACTGAGGGTGAAGAAGAGCTTGGAGAGAAAACGGTTTGCTGTCAGCTCATGCAGCTCGTAGGGACAGGAGAAGATGATGTCGAGAAAATTTCCCTGACAGAGCTGGCGGAACCTTGGCAGATTCATCCAGAGGGGAGCAATTCTCGGCTCTGGCACGGCCTGAAACTCCAACGGCACATCCCCGCGCAGGTTTTCGTGGTCACGCTCCCGGCGTTCCCGATTTCTGTCCAGCTTGTTCCACTCGTCTACCACAGTCAAAAAATCCGATTCCGTCCGGGCTGCTTCCTCCAGCCGCCGCACAGCCTCTGCGCGAATTTCCCGCTTGAGCCGTTTTTCGCTGGTGGGCGCGGCTTCCTCTTCCTCGTCCTCCAGCTCGGCGGCATAGTTTCTGGGATGCTCGTCCTGCTCCAGCTCGCTTTCCAGCTCCAGCGTGCGTTCCTCTGCAAGCGCTTCCTCCAGCGATTCGTTCTCCGGCGCACCGTCCGACGCATCCTCCCAATCGGCAAAGCTATCCTCATCCATTTCAAGGTCGGCTTCCTCTATTTGCTCCTCGGTATCTTCTTCCTCATCGGAAAAATCATCATCCCACAGCAGTTCATCCTCCCATGGTTCCACGACAGCTTCACCTCCTCGAAAAAATATTTTTCTTTTTCTCAAAAAACAGTTCCGATTTACACCCCGTTTTTCTCCTATTAGTGAAAGGGTAATCTAAACGCAA